AACTTAGCATTTACAGAAATAAAATCATCTCCGCTTATCGGTTGTGGCGCAGGCGATTGTATGCCTTCGACCTGAATATTTCTGACTTTTATATCCTGTGCCATTATGCTGCGATTTTCTTAACTTTTACTGTTACTGCATATTCCTGCATATTGTTGTGAGCCTGTCCTCCGCCCGGAAATGTAATTACTCCGCCTGTTCTATTTGATCCCGGGTAATTTCGCATTGTTTCCTGCGCCCCACTTGATCTGCCAACCCCATCATAATCAAATGGGATGTCAACTTCTGGCAATTCATCAATTGTTAATGTTACCTCATTTTCACCCCCGAATCCATCTACTAAACTTGCAGGTGTTGCCTGTAAATAGAACGGTGAAAGAGGATCATTTACCCAACCTACTGAAACCTTTCCGCCCCTATCTGTTGTTCCGTTCCTGCCATCCATTATTGCCCAACCTTCCCAACCTCCGCCAACTTTTCCCAATCCTGTAACAATATCAAAAGCCGCTAAAAATTCTCCCGGATCAGTTTCCTCAAACTCAATTACTGCATTTTTACCTAATGTTGGTGCTGGTGCTGGCAATGGTTGTGCCGGGACTGCATCATATTGTAAGTAATCAATCAGTATATCTGCATCCGTTCCAGTCAATCCTGTGATATAAACCGTTGTCGGGGCATTAAATAGTTTTTTAATATTTGCCGTTAAATCAACTCCTGCGCCTGACCCGGCAGGGACTTCAAACTGCCCAATTTCTGTTCCTCCATCTGTTGTGCCAACATTCATAGTAAAAGCAGCCCCGTAATTCAATACAGAAATATGCTTCAATAAGGAATATTTACTGAATATTCCTGCCACATCAATATCGGCAGCATTGTCAAAGTAATTTTTTACTAATTCCACGATAGTATAACCCTCCGGCGGATTGTCTCCTGTTTTAATCCTTTGTAAAAATACATTTTCTACTGGCATTATTTCAATCGACATCCCAGAGAAAGGATATTCGACCTGTCTAACTTGCTCCCATTTTTCGCCCTCTACTTTCTCAAAATCTACATCATCAATATTTTTTTGATCTACGGACATTATCCGATTCACTTTATCAAGAACCCAATCAGGAAGCCCCGGAGCATTACCAATGTATAATTTCCATGACCTGTAGGGAACAGAATTTAATAATGTTACATTTCGTTTCTGGTCGTTGTAAATTACATCGTCTGAAACAGGGGTAAATTCTTTAATCGTGCCCTCTACTCTAAAATCAAACTCAATATCAGTATCAAAAATTATTGAATAGTTATTTTCGCTATTTGTGTACTTAAATAGCATCGTGCCAGGATGGTCTGCCTGAACATCAAACGGCTCTGAAAATAACGTAACCGGGTCAGTTGAAATGCTTGAATAAGTCAATTCTGCATAATATTGACCATCTTCTAATAGCGAAAAATCGAATAAAACCTCGTAGCATTTAAAAGTTTGACCGATTAAATTTATAGGAATTTCAGCTACATTTAAAGATAATACTATCTCGTTGGTATTGTAATCTCGAATATCAATCGTAATATCTGGAAAGTCTGAAAGAATCTGAAGTTTAGTAGAATCAGTGTTTTTCCACTTTTGAAAGTAGCATTTATTTTCCTGATTGATTAAAAACAAGTCGCTTTCACCCTCTGGGATGAACCGGATGGGATTTGCAGGAGCGATTTGAAATATTGGATCCATTTTATAAAAGTAATAAATTTATCTTATCAAATTACCTAACTGATTGAAAGGTGTTAAAAGTAGCTTCAACTCTCTTTGCCTGTTCTTTGAAACATCAACTGAAACATCAATCATAAAACCATCCTGAGTACTGTCATTGAACGTAGAACGAATATATCCAGTCGGGTAATTACCAACTAAAGCCATCGCATTTTTAGGCAATTTTGTGACTATTGTAATCAGGTACGGGATAAATATTATATCTGGCAAAGTTCCGATACTGATACTTACGTTTTCTGTTACCCTTACACCGTCTAATCCTACGACACTCATTTTGCTATTTTTTAGCGCACTTTCAAAGTTGATAAAGAATTGATCGTAATTATAAAGCATTGAACGTAAAAAATCACCGTGTCTTAATAAATTACGCTTTGGTGAAATATCCCAATTGTAGAAAGTTTCTGCTGCAAGTACGCCGCTTAATGAAACATATCCCTCTGAACGTTCAGGTCTGTAATACGGGTCACCGCTTATACTTTCTGGGTCTGCTTTAATCTTAATAAAAAAAGCATCGTTATCATTATTAGTATTCGGGCTTCCTAATGGCGTTATTCGAGTGTCCTCAATTCCGTAACAATCTCCTCGAATAATTGAGGTTAAATCTAATTCCTTTTGAACCCTTATGATCGGGTCACTCCAAAATTGAGTGCTATTTACCTCATCATTATTATCTACAATAGTTGAAAATTTCGGGTCTGGATAACCTACCTTAATTGAATTATAAATATATGGCTCATATAATTCAAGATTAAACTCTTTATTTTCACCAACATCAGCGGCTTTTAAAGTTGATTGAAACCAAAAAGACTTTTTTTCGAGTACTGCCTTGCCTTGTATAATTCCAAAACCAACATTTAAAACTGCATTTATCGAAGTGAAAAAATCTCTGAATGACAGAATCAGTACTGGGTTATCCTGTCTACGTATCGCCTGACCTGAAGTTATTGTAAGTTGTTCCCATTCCTTAAGCAAAAAAGATTGAATTGAAACAGGAACATTTTGATTCATTTTATTCAACAATTGTTGAAATACATAAATCGGTCTTAATGCTTTGCAGAATGTTGCAGGCGTTTCCGTAAAATATGTCGATAGAAATTCCCCTTCTGATATAAACTTTGCACCTAAATACTCAATGCCTATAAAGAATAATCTATCGCCTGTTACAACAGGAATATCAACATCAAAGGTTATATCAAAGTCCCCGGTATCTACGCTTAGAACCTGTAAAATATCACCATCTTGATTTATAATTTGTATTCCTAAATTACCTCCGATTAAATTACCCTTAATATTAATGTTCCCGTCTGAAAGCGCTTTAAAAAACCAATTAGGATTTTCGGTCATGTCTGGCAAAGGAACTCCTAGGCTTTCATACTCAACTGATTTAGATGAAAATTCAAGTCCCTGGACTTCATTTATTATTAAATCAACTGGCAATAATACCCTGTTTAATGATGTGCCTGTAAATCCGCCTTGTTTTTCAGGAAATATAAAAGTGGCGTTTTCACGTAATTTCAAAGGCGTTAATTCAATATCAATCGCATCAGCTACGTCAATCGGTATTGTATATTTTACGTTCTCGTAAGCCTTTATTTTAGCTGATATTCCGCCCTCCATTGCTGTAACCGTAACATCTGTTAATTTATCACTAAACGTACTAAAATCAATCTCTCCGGTATAAATTACCTCATAAGCCCATGTGCTTAGGTTTAATTCCTCGATTTGTAACTGTGCATAACTACGTAACCCGAATGTATAGAATCCTGTTCTTAATATCCACGCCCCATCTAAAACGAATTGCAAAGGAACAGAGAAAGAGCGAATCATGCCATAGTAAAATTCAGAACGTGACCATCTTATTATATTTTCCTCCCATCCAATCGGTGCATTTGGCAAAACGTATGTATCTGAATCAGTTACTAAGGTGTATCTGAACTGCTTTGGTTGTGCTGTGAAAATATCTCCTAACCAACTCATAAATTACGTGATAAATATGAACGGCCTTTTGCAGTTGAATAGAACGATATACCCCCGTAACCTGATTTGTTAGCATTTATAGCACCTACAATATCCTTTCTGCTTTTTTCCTGTGAAGCGATAACCTCTTTTAAGTCAATAGCCTGACCGCCTGAATAAGCAATCGGATCGGGCTTTGCTAAAATCTTCATCAGGTCTTTATTTGATTTAAACTCAGTACCTGCCTTAACTAATCCTATTTCTGGGGTGCTTTTGGTCAAACTTACCTTTCCATCAGGATCAATCCTTAATTCAGTACCGTGACCATATTCAGCATATCCTGTACGCTTCATTTTACCACCTTTTTCAAATTTAGGGATCGGACTTGCCAATATTTGCCCAATTTGAGCGGCTCCAATTGCTCCGATAAGTATAGAAAGCGGAATATTCGGAGGAAATAAAGCCAATGCAGATGTAACCCCTCTGGCAGTATTGCCAATCACACCGGCAATATTAGCGGCTCTGTCAAATTTTGCCCTGTCTAAAGCTAATTGTCTTTGTCTACGTTCAATGCCTTCTCTTTGAGATTGCGCCTTAGCCTCAATAATTGATATTCTATTTGCCTTATCCTGCTGGGATGCAATAGACCTGTCAACTGCTTCAATCTCTTTAGCCTTTTGAATATCTATCTTTTCGGCTTCATCTTCAAGAGCCTGTTCAGCACGTTCAAAATTACCTGTAACAATCGAACGCCCCAATTCAGCAACCTCATTTAAAAACTTAGTCTTAATTTCAGCAAGTTCTTTTTCTTTCTGCCCTAACTTTTCTAAATCATTAATTTGCTTTGCAGTTGTTTCTTTGGATAACCTTTGTTTTAATTCAGCTATTTTCTTTTCCTGATCAGCTGTGTCCATTCCAGCCGCCTTTTGAAGATCAATGATAACCTGAATATTCTTTATCTCCTCATTGACTAAATCCTGCGCAAGTTTAGACTGAATATCTAATCTTTTTTGAGCATATTCCTCTGATTTTAATTCACCTTCGGAATATTGTCGTGCAAGTTCCAATAAAGCAAAATCAGCCTCGTTTGTTAAAACCAATTGCCTTTGTTCAGAGGTTAAATTCAATCTATCCAATAAGGCCGAATCTGCTTTTTTAGCTGCATCTAATTGTATTTTGAATATTTCTTCGAGATCTTTTAATTCCTTTTCAGCTATTTGTTTCTGAATATCTTCACGCTGTTTCTGTGAATCAATCTTAATATTTAATAAATCGTTTTGATATTTCTGTTCAATAACCAGCTTTTGTTTTGCCGTAACATCTTCACCATTTAATGCAATTTTACGATCAATATTTGCAAGTGCGTTTGACTGTTTTGTAAATAAATCAAGCGCAAGTAAGCGATCTTCTAATGACCTTTTTCCATCTGCTAATATTTGAGATGAATATATTTGTTGACTAATTAATATTTCCTTTTGTAATTCCAATTCGTAATTTACACGCTTATCTGATTTCGGGTCTTCGGTTGGTGTTAATACATCAGATAGATTCCCAAGCCCTGCAAATTTTGTTAAGAATGATTCTTGATTACGTAGCAGCTTAATATTTTCATCCTCAATACCAAGTGATAATGCAGCACGTCTATTGATTTCATCCCTTTGCGCTTCGACTGTTAAAATAAACCCAGCCGCCCCGATGCTTTTACTTGAAATAACTCTGGCAAGTTCCGCCCTTTGAGCGTTTCTGATTTTCTCTTTCTGAAATTCTGAATCTAACACCTTAGTTTGAATTTCATCCAGTTTAGTTTTTGCTGCCCTTGCTTTAGATTGGGCAATAATTGCAGATGTTAGCTTATTTGTTTCCTCGGTATCTTTTCCAGTTAATATAATTTCATCCGATAACGCCTTAAATGTTTTCGGGTAAAGTTCCTGTAATTGCCGAACGGCTTTTATACGTTGCTCATCAGTTAATGTTACATCCTGAGCGGCTGCACGTAATATTTTCAATGTTGAAATTTGTTCCCCTGCATCCTTATTCGCATCCTTAAATATAGAATTAAGGCTTTTTTGACGTTCCACAAACTGATTAACGGCTTCTTTGCCTTTGAATATTGCACTTATAAAATTGCCTATTTCCTTTCCATAAACAGTAAGTAAGGTAATTCCGATTGAAAGAATAGTACCAAATGAAAAGAAACTTAAAGCCAATTGCTTGAACAGTCCAGGTACTTTCTCACCTTGTGCCCTTAGTGTTGCAATTTCTTTATTTGTCCTTTGGATTTCATCAAAGAAAATGGGCAAGTTGTTTGATAAGGCTAAAAACCCGGTCTGAACAGAAAACGTAAAAGCGGGAAATTCCCTTGTTAATTGATTAATCGAATTACCTAAGCCACTAAATCCTGAGCGATAATTACCTACATTCCTTTGAAACCTACCCAGCGGTTGCTCCAATCCGTCAATTTGTTGTCTTAACGTTTGAACCCTTGCGCCTGCCTGTAAAAACTCTTTTGAAGTATTCCCAAACGTAGCACCTAAATCCAACGCCTCCCGTTCTGCTTTTGCAAGTGAAGCAGCTAATTGATTGTAAGGACTTGCGGCTTTCTCCGCGGCTGCATTTGCCTTTAACTGGGCAGCTTCCTGAGCCTTTAACTGTTTTTCGTATTTATCGAATGCTTTTTCACGGGCTTGTTCTAATCTGATTTGAGATAAACGCTCTTTTTCAAACGCTTTGTTAAGGCTTTCCATGCTTTTGGCAGCCTTTTGATAACTTGAATCTAAATCTTTTAATGATTTACTGCCAGATAATGCAGCATTGAATTTTAAAGCAGCTTCCAGATTGTCGACTAACTGCCTTTGAGTTATTACTAATTTTGCATCAAGATCATCAAGTTGCTTGAGTGCCTTTGGGGAGACAATATCATCAATTCTATCTTCTGCCATTGCATTTAGTTTTGGTAAATATAAATAAAAAAGTCCAACAAAATTATGTTAGACCTTTTTACCCATAAACCGAAAGATGATGAAAATCAAATATACTATTTTTTCACTTTATTATCATTCTTAAATCTTTTTACAATTGCACAAAATTCTGAAACGGTTATTTGTTTCTGGTCTAATCTATACCCCTGATACTTTGACAATTCAGACAGAATTGCATCGTAATCATTCGCCTCTGATTTTTCTGATTTACTTACCTTTTCAAGATCGGTATTCAGATCATTCCATCTAACTACTAATGATTTGCTTTGCGTTATTGTCAATTGCAAATCCTTTATCATTGTTTCATGTTCGTATTTATGCCTAAATCCCATAGATCTAAGCAACCTTACTAATTCTGCATCGTAACGCTCTGATAAAGCCTGTACTATTGTTTCAATGATGATTATCTTATTCGGGATTGAATAATACTCCCTAAGCAGACTTAATAGGTAATTTGATTGCTTATTGTTTGATAGTGTCGTAAATTCTGAAAATATTGATTCCCAAGCCTCGGTTAATTGCTCTTTTGTTGGAAAACCGCGCTTAATCAGTAGTGAATGATTGCCAGTTGTGAGGACTTTCAGGAAAATGTATAAAGAAACGTCATCGCACTTATCCGAATACGAGGCCAGACTTAGTTTTGATATGAGCCTTAATAGCTGGTAGTACAGTTTTTTGAGCATATTCTGATTTAGATTCTTTAGTCATTCCGAAAATTTCACCGTATTTTTTAGTCAATGAATCAGCTTTACTATCACGGCTCCATACTTTAATGACCTGACCGCTAACCTCGACATAAATCGCTCTTTGAAATGAACCCGTTAAAAATAAATCGGGTCTGCCAAATCCCGGTGCAGGATTCATCTTGTTTTTTTCAAGCGCATAAGATAGTGAACCGTATAATCTTAATGGATCGCCTTGTTTATCGACGGACTGATTATAAAGCTGGAAACGGTTCAATCTAATGATCTCAGGCGATGTACCTTGAATAATGATAGGCAATTGTTCAGCAAGTTTAATTGATTGAACGCCTGTGAGCATTTTACGGATGGTTGTCATTATTTAAACCGATTACTATAAAAAGTGCCAACTTCTGTATACCAACCAAAACATCCATGCTTTGCTGATAACATTGCTAATTTAATTCTTTCGATTCCATTTGCAATTTGCTGGAATTGGTGAGGTTTTATTTTCATGGTCGCAACTATTTAAGAAATACTAACTTACAAAAAACCCCCGAATAATCGAGGGCTTTTATTACTTTTTCTTTGTGATCTCTGAATATATCGCATCCAAGTCTAATTTCGGATAAATATCCTTGAACTTTTTTACGAACGCTTTACGGGTTTGTTTTTTAACCCATTCCACATTGAAACTTACCCCCGGTTGCATTATGATACCGATAAGGTTAATCCCTCATACCCTTCAATTCCTGCGGCTGCCAGTACGGTAGGGGCTGCAAGACTGATAATAACAGCCCCAGAAACAGGATAGTTCGGGTCAGTATCATCTACTGTTACAGTCCACGCCTTTAAGCCTGCATCAACAACTACTGAAGTGATGGCGATTGTTTCACCATCCTCGTTTTTAGCAGTCCAAAGACTTGACGAAGCCAGTTCAGTTGAAAACAAATCATAAAGATCAGTTCCAGCGCATCCGGTTTTTGCTTTGATTTTCAATACAGGCAAGTTTGAGCCAGTTGTTTCATACAGGACAATATCCTGCAATCCACGTAAAGCAGACAAATCACCAATTGACATTTCAACAAATCCGATCAAATCATTCAGGTATTGAGGCTTGAAAACCAACTGAGTTGAATAGTTAGTCACGTTTGTGCCATCGTTTAACCTGAACGGCCTTTGATAAAACATATCCAACGGAATGCCCTTTAGAACCGTTCCTGATTTCCAACCTACCAAAACGCCTGCTGCATCGAATAACAATACAGATTTGTTTGATGAGTTGAATTTCCGAAGCGATTTCGACAAGCATAAACCTCCCTGAATAAACTGGAAAGTCAAGTTGTAAAGACCTTCACGGGTAACAGCTAAACCGCCATATCCTAAAGTCTGGATAGTTGGATCTTCTGTGTTATCGGCCAATGCCTCGAATTGAGCCAAAGGGTAAACCCTATCGGATGCGGCAGCTAAAATATCTGCCTGTATTGCGGCCAGCAATGTTGCTGCGCTTTCAGTTTCGGTAGCATCATATTCACGATCAGAAGGTACTAAAAACCCTCCGACAATGTTTTTCAGGTCAATGAAGCAATCTCCATAGCCTGTATTTCCGCCTCCGGCTGCGCAATTCTTGTTATTTAATACGCTCATTTTAGCAATTTTTTAAGTTCACTTTTAATTTTAAATCTCTTATTTCAATACAATCCAACATATCGTTAAAAACATTTCCAGTATTTCCGTATAAACCCTCTTTACCCCAGAATAAGCGGTCAATTTTGATATGCGGAATAGTTGATACTCCGTAATTCAAAAACTTTGTGCTCAGTACTATCTGCTTCATAAGTTCCAAATAGATAGGATAAAGAACAGGTTTAAACTTTTTTGTGTACCTCTCTGGCGATTTGTAAGTCGCTATTGAGGAATAAGCAATAACAATGTGTAAAGTAGCTTCATTATCAATCCCGATCTGCCCGTTATGGCTTTCAGGGAAGTCTTGAAACAATGCTATTAAAGGGTATTTCTTATACCTCCAGGTATCTGATTTATCCCTTTGTGTTAGCGTTTCAATGATTTCAACAGGATGACCATGCAAGTAATGAACCCCAGTAATTGCGCTGTCATACGCTTGTAGTGTAGGCAGTAGGGCAGTCGAAACTGCCTCAACCACACTACCGAATATATCAACGATATAAACTGGTTTCATAAGCCCAAAGTGTTTTGTTTGTGAAATATATCCGGCCAATGATTGCATTCTCCATAATATGAAGTTTGCAAAAACCAGTAATTACTTGAATACGGCTTCCATTCAGGATAGATACTGCGATTTTCACGCAAATATCTGATCAATCCTTTTTGCCATTCAACCATTTCATTCCACGCCCTGACTATCTTAGGCGTTGCACTTGCAAGCGATCCGTTTTCCGTTGCCGGCTTGACCGTACCTACCCCTGTCATTGTCTCTACAAGGTTTTTAAGGTATTGAGCATAAATGTAATTCGCTATCGGGCTTTGCTTTAGATCGTTTTCAAATCCGATCCATTGATAATCCCTGCTATTATATTCGTACTCAATACCGTTTAGCAAGTCTAACCATCGCTGCTCTGCGCCTGATATTGGGTCTATTCCATCAATAAATGCGTTATAAAACCCAAGCCCAAGCAGAAGTTTAAGATATTTTGGTTCTTCTCTTTCGATCAGTAATTCCAAATCATCCCGAACCTCTGGCTGGCTCAGTTGTGCAATGGTTAAATTGCCTGTAAAATAGGTGCTGTCAATGATCACTTTCTTAATTTACTTTTTTGTTTGCTTCGAACTGTTTTTTTGCTTTAGCAACAGCACCTTTTTCGTCAAAGTGTTTAGCAGTCAATTTCGCACCACCTGCCTTAAGTTTTTCAACTAAGCTGTGATGAATTGCATACTCTTTACCTTTACTGTACAAAGGCTCTACGCGGCCTTTAATGAAGTAATCTTTCTCAAAGGTTACTACACGGGTATTGTCTAAACGATTGCTCATATTGTATTTATTTGTTGGTTACGCTGATACTGGGGCTGCAATCCCTGCAAAAATATTCTCCCAAGTGTCGTAAAGAACAGAGTTCTCACGGTTTGAAGGAATATAAGAAAGGAATCTTTGATAACCCCTGAATGAAGTTTTATCCTCACGGAAATCTTCACCGTTCAATCCACGCTCAAACACCATGCTTCCGTAAGCCTTAATCTTGAATCCAAGATCACGACCAATTACGATAACATGAGTTGAGGCAACATCCTCCTGATCTACCCACTCAATTCTAACCCCTGCAATAAACAGTTGCCCTAAATTGTTGGTATAAATCAAGTTGTTGTTTTGGTAACGCTCCCTTGTGTCTTTCAACGCGTGGATTCTGTACCAAACATCGGATGAAACGAAAGCCATACCAGCATCCTCACGATTGTAAGCCATTAATGCAAAGATTGCAATTAAAGCGTCAATGTAAGTTGGGTCGGTAAAGCTATCCGCAAATGCCGGGGTTGTACTGTACTGAATTGCATTAACTTTCAAGCCAAGCGGAGCCTCTGGATTTACTGCCGGATTGTTGTTTAAAAGACCATCATTGATAGCCTCCCTCATTTGCTCAACGAAATCCTCACGAATCCAATTTTCCAATGAAGCAACATCCATCAATAATTCATCATCAACTGTTCCAAAGATTGCCACTTTCTTAGCGTCAACTCTTGCAGATGATACACGGAAAGAGCGCTTAGGCTTTGGCGCACCTGAAAGAATCCATTCTGCTGAACCTGGATCGCCTGAAACTGATTCTGAATCTCCAACTTCTTCTTTTTGTAAATATACCAATGTAGGAACATTGATAGTCTGAATCATGAAGTGATCAAGAATCATATTTCGCTTGTGGCGGATTTTGTATAATTCAGGATCAATGAAGCGACCTGTAAAAGCAGTTGTATCAGTATCTTCACCACCTTCAAAGAATTGAGGATAACCGAAATCTTCAGCTGCCTTCATATTCAATTCGATAGATGCAGGGGTTTGTGTTTTTTCACCATCTTTGAACGTATCAGAAATGAATTTCTTCACATCCTCGGTTACAAACAATTTACGAACCTTCCCTTTTTTGCCAGTCACTTCTTTTGCTTGTGCTGATTCTTCCTGAAGTTCCTCGATCTGTTTCAGGATTGAAGCGTTCTGCTTATTGATTTTTTCCATACTATCCAAAACCTGCTTTGAGGTCATGGTAGTCAGTCCGTCTTTAAGTTTCTGCAATTCATCCTGAACCTTTTTAAATTCAGCTTCATTTGCTTTGTCGCCAAGTTGAGTTTTAAACTCACCTATTTGAGTGGCGATCTCTCCGATTGCTTTCAGTTCAGGATTTTCATCGGTATCATTACCACCTCCCTGACCGTCAACATCAGGCGCACGATACATATGCTTTATAGCATAACCGCTGCCAACTGTTAAAAATACTTTTTCCATGTTTTTAAATTTGTGTTTTCAATTTGTTAATTGCATCTAATAGTCGAGTGTCTTTAGCAGACGGCTCTGTTTTTTTAGGTGCTTCAGCGGCGGCCTTATTATTTTCAGAAGTTGAGTAATTTCCGGTATGCTCATTTGCTCCGAATAATACACAACTATTCTCTAAAATCCGTATTTCAGTCAATGCCCAAAAGTAGCCATATTTATCAACTTTGTCTTTATTGATAACCATTGGATAATATTTATCCCAATTAGCTTTATAGCTTGCATATTCATCAAGTTCTGAATCAATACATAATTTCATTTGTATAATCCAGTACCCTATTGAGTGCTGCTTAATCTGATTATCCCGGTAAAGGTAATATGTTTTCTTATCGTATTCCTTTGGCACTATTGAGCGCATCATTAATGCCTGAGCCTTTTCAATATCGGACTGAATACCAAAGTAAGACAATGCAAACATTTTGGTATAAAGTTCTGCATCCTTTCCAACTATATCATCGGTACTATAATCGTGATTCTTTAAATGGTAAACAATGCTTTTATCCTTAATTGTTTTATTCCAGCAATCCTTAATACAGACATCCATGTAAGAATCTGCCCATCCTGAAAGGTTTGCAATATTATTGACCTCGATTTCATCCATTCCCATTTCAACACCATCATCTTTTATAGTCTTTTTGGAATCAACAGGCAAGCACCCCCATTCAAATATATCCGATTTGATTGGCAGGGATTTCTTTTGCTTAATCAGCTTATCAACATTGCCTCTCAGGTAAGTATGAAGTTCTGATTTTGTCTTAAATTCTGGAATATCTACTCTCATTTGTGAATAGGTTTATTGCTTTTCAATTGCCTTAACTTATCTTCAATCGCTTTTTGCAACTGCTCATTTTTTGTGCGAACCAAGACCTTTTCTAAGTCCTTAGTTTGCTTTTGTGCTTCCTTGTTGTGCATCTGCTTTGCTGAAATTAGTGTCTAAAAATTCATTAACTTCTGTTAAAGGTACGCCATTACGTATTAAATTAACAAAAGTACGTGCATTTATTTCCTTAGTAACTGCCCGGTCTTTCTCGAACACCTGCATAAACGGCAAATGATCCCACGACATCACTAATTCTTTACCCGAATCAAGATACCCAAAACGCTTAGACAATGCCTGCATTAATTCCTCTGCTTTCGGCTCTAAGGTATAAGAAACGTGCGCACCTCTGGCCTTTTCCTGATTCTCAAATGTTGATGAATTGTAAGCCTCCAAAACGTCACGAGGAATGCCATACATATTACCAATCAGGAAATAAGCAGCTAAATACTTTTCGTTTAGCTTTAACTGCCCCATATTCTCGACAAAACGCTTTATATCTACCATTGATTTTACTGCGTGAACCTCTCTATGGTCTTGCATTTTGCGCTCAATGTCTGTCTTTTCATCGTTACCCAAAGGAATTTTGGTTACATCGTTCGGGTCTGCTGTCCCTGCAACCATGAATTTGCCGGAGAAACGACCATTGATATTTTCAGAATCAAGCATCACATCCGAATTTGAGATAATTTTATAAAGTGCATCAATCCTGCTAAAGGACTTAAACCAATTACCAACCCCATTAGTAAGGTCTGTAAATACCATGATTTTACGCAAAGGAATTGTGATAGTCGATCCGTCATTATAGCGATAGATAATTTTCTGATCCATCATTTCTTCCTCTTTGCCTTTAGAGAATATCATTTTATCAGAATTTTGCTGCATCCATAACGGATATTCCATTTTCTGATTTTCAAGCAAATAGATTTTGTTGTTGGATTTATCGACCAGTTCACTATCAAGATAAACATTTGAAGTCCCGACCATATTCCAAAACATATAATCCCAAAGGATTTGTTTTCCGGTCTGCATCGGGTTTGGATTCTTCAATAGTTTTAATGCAGGATCGTTTGGATCTGCTAAGTCCTGACCATCTTGATAAACATAGACTTTACCCAATGAGAATAAATCGCATTGAAGGCAGAAAACTTTCAATAAAGCTGGGTTTGAAAATATGGCTTTGAGTTTAGCCATATCATTACCATAGTCATTGAATACCGGAGTAGCTGACCAAACATTAAAGGGCTGCCAACCATCCCATTTTTTTGAGAACCAAGAACCTACGCCTTTAATCCAATTCCAATTCAATTTTAGTAGTTTTTTGTAAATATAAATTAAATTTGTATTATGACAATAAATATTTTAATTCGCACATCTTACAGACCAACAGCTTTTGCCCGTTGCGTCAAGTCAGTAAAAGACCAAACATACAAAAATATTAGAATAATTGTGAGTTATGATAATCACAACGCCTTGAAATATATTCCTGAAGATATTGAGAAAGTAAAAGTAATTCGAGGCGAAGGGAAATATTTTTATGATGAATATGTAAACCAACTAAAGGATTTAGTTACCAATGGTTACTTTATGGTATTAGATGATGATGATATTTTGTCAAGTCCTGACATTATCGAAAAGGTTATTCCGTTTTTATCTCCCGATACTGGCTTAATCGTTCAATTGAAAAGAGGCTCAGTAATTGTTCCGCAAGCATTAGATTTTAAGACTGGCAAAATCGGGATGCCTTGCCTGTTTCTGCATCATTCTCATAAAAACATTGCAGATGTTACCGTTCACGGGGCTGGAGATTATGTTTGGATTAAGCGTGTATCTGAATTATTGCCTTTAAGATTTGAGCGAATTGTGGTTGTTTATAGCTTTAATCGTGGGAACGGGAGGCAGGAAAAGGTGTTAAGATGACCGCATCAGTTTAATTTCTGGGACCCATATATCCCGGTATTCAATAAAAAACATATTTAATCCAATTCCTAATATTATCGTGTATTTCATATAGTATAAATCAAATTCTCTGCATTTCTTTCAATCTCTTTCATTCCAAACTTTGAAACGTAGTCTTTGAATAATCTTTCAGCATGCCTATCGCTATTCCACTCAATACATAGACATTTACATCCAACGACTTTTAAATCAATCTGCTTTAGTATCTGCCATTCAAATCCCTCAACATCAATTGAGATAAAGTCAAAGACCGGATATTTTTCAGCAACCCAGCTAAATGGAACAGTTTCGATTTCAATTTCGGTAAATTTAACCCCGTTCTTTTTCCATCTTAGCGTTTCAAATTCCTGCATTGTTGAAACCAATCCTAAATCAATCCCGTTTTTAACGTGGCTTCCTGACTGCCAAAACTTAACAAAACCAGCTTTGTCTGCAATTCCTAATCTGTGGGTATGAACTCTTTTATTGCCTTTATGAAGTTTGTGCA